TGCTTTGCCCAATACTGGTGCAGATGCTAAGAGAAGACAAGTATTTACTAGGTCTCAAGGAAATCCCACGGATGATGGCGCTTTCCGCTCACAAAACTATTATTTCCAAGAAAGTGGGACACAGGTCCAAGTTTCTGACCTCCAATTTGAAGTAAGAGTTGAAAATAGCGTTAATAAGTATATTGCTAAAGTTACCACAGTTACTGACCATGGGTTGGTTGCTGGAAATACAATTACTGTTGCAGGAGCTATTCCTAGCACATATAATAGTACAGGTGCAATAGTATTGGCAAATGCATTAGCATCGAAGTATTTTGAGTATGAAATTCAGGCAGATCCTGGGTCTGTTGCAAGTGGTAATATTATTCTCACTGTCCCTGTCTCTGCCAGCAATCTAATTTTTCCATATGGAGAAGTTGTCGATTACAGTGAAATTATTACTCCTGTTATTGGCATTTGCAAACCAAAGGATATTTCCCTCCTAGAAAGAGGTGCTGGATTTAATCAAGAGACCGATAAGATTTTATCTAAAGGTAGAGATGCTGCTGGTAATGGTGTCTATAACTCCACTTTTAAGATGGAGTACTTCAACCCAGTCTTCTTCACAAAACTAATATTGGATTCTCCAGTAACAACTGGATATGCTGCAGGTAATTATATCACTGGTCAAACTAGTGGTGCATATGCAGTTATTGAAGGGTCTGCAGATTCATCATATTCATCTTTCAATACTTTACATGTCAGAATGATTTCTGGCACATTTAGAGGTGGAGAAACGATTGTTGATGAATCTGGAAATGTTTTAAGAATTGCTAAAGATAATACGATTTCTCACTTCATTATCACCAAGAGAGGGTCTCAATATACTCAAACAACTTCTGCTGCATCAACAAAACCATTAAGCATTGATGGTAAGTTATTTGATGTATCTGTTGCCAAACCAGTACTTATTGGTGGACAAGTAATCAATATCGAGATTCAAGATCGTAAAGCATTAAGTGACGAGTATGTTGCAACACCATCAGTTATAGTCAGTTTTGATTCTGGCACTCCACCAACCACCTCTGCGGTTGTAAAAGCAGTATTGTTTAAGAATACTGTGATGACTTACACTAATGAAAGTGTTAAGTCACTATTCTCAGAGTTTGGTGATGGTGAAATCAATAAGTTTACTGCTGATGTTGAGTCCTTCAATGGTGCATATTCCACAAGTAAGGATGTAACCGCATCTACTTTTGAAGGGTCTGCTGGTAAGAAATTTATTACTTGCCTAGCATTCTCTGGAAATCCTACGATTGATTTGCTCCCTGGAGATGTTATTGAGTTTATTGACTCGACGGGAGTATTGAGAAGAAATATTGTAGAATTAGTCACTCCTCCAAGTGGATTGGTGCGAGGACAAATCTACTTAGACACTGCTCTAAAAGAAGATGTTACTAATGCAACTATCGTTAGAAAGAGAAGTAAGATTACCAGTCCAGAAAACTCTTCACTTCTATTCCCACTAGGATTCAAGTCTGCTAGCAGTTTAATTGAAGATAGTGATGATACAAAAATTAAATATTACATTCGTAGAGATTTCGTTACTACATCTTCTACATCTGGTGGTCAAATCACTTTCTCTGCTCAATTAAAGTTTGGCACACAGCAGTTTATTGATTTCAGAGAGAGCAATTTCTTGCTCACTATCCTAGACAAAGGAAATGCTGACACTGGTCTAGAAAATGGTGATATCATGTATATCACTGGGGGACAAGTTTCTGCATTGTCTTCTGGTGGTGTTTCCATTACCTTAGACAATCTAACCTTTAGGTCTGATGCTACTTCGGCATCAAATGTCGTCTTAAAACTAACTGCAACTATTGAGGTTACTAAGGCATCACCAAAAACTAAAACTGCTATCAGAAACAAAAGAATCGTTGTCGTATCATCTGGAGATAAAGTAATTCCTTTCAGAGGATATGATTATGATGCAAAGACTGCTGATATAGTTTCATATGCAGATGCATTTGGCACCTATGGCACTAGTATTAAGGTCTTTGAGGGGTCTGTATCCAATCCACCTACTCTAGATGACCAAAACAATGTAATTGAAGGTTATGATGTAACTGAGAGGTTTACTTTTGACAATGGTCAACGTGACACTTTCTATGATGTTGCACGTTTAGTATTGAAACCAGGTTTCGATGCTCCTACTGGTCAAGTTGTAATCGTATTTGATTACTTCGAGCATTCTGCTGGTGATTTTTGCACAGTCGATTCATATCTACTAACTGGCGTCCCATCTACAGATATTCCATACTTCAATTCTCCTTCTCTAGGTAGAGTTTATCTTGCAGACTTGGTTGACTTCCGTCCTAAGGTTGATGTAAATTCAATTATCACAGGATTCCAGAATAAGTCTTTATTGTCTAGCAACAATACTATTTCATTTAATGGGTCTGGTGGTATTCCTTCTGCAACACCCGCTCATGATGAGAATCTAGAATTCACTTTCGGATTCAATAGTAAGCAGTATCTTGATAGAATTGATGGGGTCTTCCTCAATAAGAAAGGAAACTTTATTGTTAAGAAAGGCAACTCTTCACTCAATCCATCTAAACCAGAATCTCCTGATGATGCGATTGCTCTATACTATCTATTCATTCCTGCATATACAGAGAATGTTAAGGATATCCGTGTAACACCTGTTGATAATCGTCGTTACACGATGCGTGACATCGGTAAGTTGGAGAAGCGTGTTGAGCGTCTAGAGTATTACACCACTCTAAGTATTCTTGAGCAGCAAACATTCAATACTCAGATTAAGGATAATATTGGTCTCGATAGATTCAAGTCTGGTATTATTGTAGATAACTTTGAGAATCATGCAATTGGCAACCTAAAGTCATTTGACTATAAGTGCTCTATTGACACCCAACAGTCTGTATTAACTTCTCCTACTGTAGAAAATTCTTACGGATTGAGAGAAATTTCCACAACCAACCAAGAAAGGTCTGTTTCTGGTTACGAAAGGACTGGTCATATCCTAACTCTTCCTTATGCAACTCAAGATTTTGTTTCTAATAAGTTTGCAACAACAGATGGAAAGATTAACCCAAACCCATTCGTAGTTGTCCAATATGTTGGTGATGCTGCTATCTCCCCATCTATTGACCACTGGTATGATAACACCCAGGCACCAAACATTCTGAATAATGACACTAAAGTATTCTCTGTATTCGTCAACAAAAATGACGCCAGAGAAGGTTATGCAAGTCTTAATAATTTCTACATTACTAACTGGGTTGGCACGAATAGAGCATTCTTCAACATTAGCTCTCTGAATGATATTACAACCAACACTGAAACAAATGTTGTAGCAGCAACTATCTCTACTTCATCAAATATTAGTCCACAGAATAATGAAGTTGGAAAAGGCATCACTACTGTGAATAATGGCGATAGCATCGTTGCTTCTTCTTTGCAACTTTATGCTAGGTCTAAGGCAATTAAATTTACTCTAAGAAGACTTAAGCCCAATACAAAATTCTATGCTTTCATTGACGGCAGAAGCGTATCTCGTTATATTTGTCAAGATGTTAGATTCACTGGTATTCCTGCTAATTCATTAGGTCCATTTGGTGTAAATGCTGATGGGTCTGCAATTAAGTCTGACGCTAATGGTGATGTTAGTGGTCTCTTGATTTTCCCAGCAGGTCCTGCTCCACTACAAAATGCTACCTGGCCAGGTGATATTAACAGTGTTGCATATGAGTCTGAGGGGGAAGAATTAAACTTCACCACTGGTATTAAGACAATTAGATTTACTACAAGTGATGATGACGCTAATGATTCTAGCGTAGATAGTTTTGCTGAGTGCAAGTATTACTGCACTGGCACATTCCCCAAACAACCATCTGCAATCATATCAACAATTCCCTCATTCTTGAAAGGTTCTGAAGGTATTCAGTTTATTGATAACGCATCAACACAAGCAAAACCAAGTCCTCTATCCCAAACATTCCGTGTCGAAAATATGGATGGTGGTTGTTTTGTCACAGGTGTTGACCTCTTCTTTGCAGAGAAAAGTTCTTCACTACCTATCCGAGTATACTTAACAGATACAAACTCTGGAAAACCAGGCACATATGTCGTCCCAGGTACAGAAATTGTCAAGTCTTCAGACACGTACTTGAAGATTTTTACTAGCGGAAGTCTTGATATATTGATTAACGAAACAATCTCTGGTTTCAATTCAGGCGTTAAGGGTGTAGTTAAAGAAGTCATTGACCAAAATGGCAATCAACTTCTCCCAACTCTACAGAATACAGTGAGAGTTAATAACGACCAAATTTATACATTAGTATTATCAAATTACACAAGTTTAGATGGGTCTCCTTTCCAGCAGAATGAAAATCTAGCGATTCCATCGTTGATTACGCAAAACACACTAGATAACACTACTTTGACAGTAACTATTGCTAAAGATTCTGGTAGAATTGTTGCTCTCAATATTACTGATTATGGCGAAGGATATGATTCAGCAACATTAGTTATTCAAAGTCCACAACTTCCTGGTGGTAGTGTTGCAACAGCAAACGTATTCATCTCAAATGGTGAAGTGTTTGACACCTCCATTCTCTTAGAAGGGTCTGGTTATACTGACGCTCCTTCTATTATTTTAAGACCTAATGGGTCTATTAGTAGAGAAGCAGTAATCGTGCCTATTATCGAGATTGATACTCCCTCTGTGAGAATGGGTGTTTCTATTGACCCACAAGATGGACAAACTTTAGATTCGGTATCACCAACTAGATTCACATTCGACAATCCAATCTATCTACAAAATAACACTGATTATGCATTAGGTATTGAAACTGATTCTACTGACTATAGAGTTTGGTCTTCTAGACTAGGTGAAACAGATATCTCTACTTCCCAAACCATCACACAGCAACCTCTACTTGGGTCTGTATACAGGTCACAGAATGTTGATGCATGGACAGAAGACTTAAGTCAAGATATTAAGTTTGTGATGAAGAGAGCAGTATTTGTTACTAATACTCCTGCAAATATTAGATTGACTAATGAAGAGTTGGGTTATGAATTGTTGGATGCAAATCCTATTCAAACAGATGCTTCATCTAATGATAGTGCAGATTCACCTCTATTCAGAAATAATAATAAAATTATTAAGGTTAGTCAGCAAAACTCTGGATTTGAAGATTCTGGTAAATCATATGTCACTTTCCGTCAGTCAGTTGATGTCGGTGGTGTTGAAGGAGAATATATCAACTCCACGTTATTTGGAGTAAGTAACTCTGGATTAAATTCTTATAATATTGTTTCCAATCTAGGTGCTGGGTCCAGCACATTTGGTGGTGGCAATACAGTCCTAGCATCTTATAACAGAAAGTATGAAAAACTATATCCAAGAATTGGATATCTTTCATTCAGTGAGACGCCATTCAATGTAGGTGTTAAAACTACCAATATTATCCCACAAGATTCACCTGGAGAAAATTTTGTTTCGTATTCACAAACTGACTATGAAACAACATTCTTGAATGAAGAGCATTTCTTTGATAATCAAAAAGTCATTGCTTCTACATTCAATGAAGTTAAAAATAATCTCGACGAATCTTTAGAGTATAAGTTTACTTTCTCAACTGGAAAAGATAACTTATCTCCTGTTATTGACCTAAGG